ATTTAAAAATAAGCAAGATTATCTGGAACAAAGAGATGCATTGATTAATGTGGCACAAACACTTCATGATGATGGGAAAATTGATGAGTCAATTGCAAAGCAAAATGAAGTTAAGCAGCTTGATGATGCATGGGATGAATTTGCAAAAAACGAGGCAAACATCAATGCGCTAAAAGGCAACACAAAAGTGACGGATCTTGAAGACCATTCTGTAAACGTGAAAGGAGCAAAGGTAATGGAGAAAAACAATCAAGAGGTAATATTCAACAAAGACAATGTGTATTCTTCGGAGGAATACAGAAACGCTTGGCTTAAGTCTTTACAAGGTAAGCCCTTAACAGAAATTGAGCAAAAAGCATTTACAACTGCAACTGGCGAAGGTGCTGAGGTTGTGCCAACAGCAACTTCCGAAAAGATCATTACAAAGGTATACCAGATCGCTCCAATACTTGAACACATGACAAATCTGTTCCACGTTCCCGGAAACTTGAAATGGGCTATTGAAGGAACAAACAATGATGCAGCTAAACACACAGAGAATGCAGCAATTACTCCAGCCGCTGATACAATGACTTCAATTACATTAGCAGCTTATGAAGTAGTTAAAGCATTAAGAGTCTCAAGAACAGTTTCAATAATGGCAATTGATGCATTTGAGGACTTCATTGTTACACTATTAGCTCAAAACATTGCTAAGAAACTTGAAGCTATTGCATTCAACGGAACAGGAACAGGAGAAGGAACAGGATTAGTTAAGGCTGGTTCAGGCGCATCTGGTGCATATGTAGATAACACAGATCAAATATCAATAGCAGCTGCTACTGCAGTAACTGAAGCAGACGTACTGGCATGGTATGCTATGATAGGAAACTATCCAAACGCTAGGGCATATATGTCAAAAGCAACATTCCTTGCTTACTTCTATCCACTTATGAACGTGGGCAAAAACATCTCAATCAAATTTGTAAATGGACAATTCTACATCATGGACGCTCCGGTATTCTTCACAAATACTCCAGCTAAGGGAATAGGGTATCTGGCAGCTATGGACCAGATGGTTGGAAACTTTGCTGAGGATATTAATGTAAGAAGATCATCTGAGTCTGGCTTCCTGAATAACTCTATTGACTACCTTGCTACATGCGCATTTGACTGCAAGCCTATTGTTGGTAATTCTGCATTTGCCAAATTTGTTAAGGCGCAGGCATAATATGCGGGGCGTTAATTCGCCCCTTTTTATAAGGCGGTGATCAAATGGCTTTATTGGATGAAGTTAAGCAATTGCTAAGAATAACCAATACCGCAAGCGATGTGGAAATATTGGATTTAATAGAACAGGCCAAGGTGGACATGAGCATCAGCGGTGTGAAAATGGTTGATGAAACAAATGCGGCAATAAAAAGAGCGATTAAAACATTTTGCAAGGCTAATTTCGGACTAAATAATGAGGACAGCGAAAAATATCAGGATAGCTATGACATACAGGTGATTAAATTATCCTTATGCAGTGATTATAATACGGGTGATGCTTATGTTATTCAGTGATGTTATTAATCTGGTGAAAATTACTAACTCCAAGAATGAATATTTTGATATTGTCCAGACAGAAACAAAAAGACAAGTGTATGCAAATAAAAAAAGCATAAAGATGTCTGAATTCTACCAAGCTCAGGTTGTCGGAATGAAACCTGAGCTTATATTTGAAATATGGGCAAATGAGTATGAGGGCGAGGAATATATTGAGTTTGATGGTATCAAGTACAAGATCATCAGAACATACATGAAAAATGTTGATATATTAGAGCTTGTTGTAAGTAAGGGAGTGATCTGATGGCTGTTCCGAGTCCTATAAAATATAAGAAAGATGGAATTGAATATGTCAGCCAGGTAGACAGAGTTAATTACACAATCAACGAATTGACAAGAGCTGCTTTAAAAGACTGCGGAAAATTCATCTGCAGAGCTACAAGACTGGGTATCCGTAAAAGGACCGGAAGGCTTGCGAAGAATGTTCAGTACTGGGTTAGGAAAAAAGAAACAGACTTGTTGGTTGGATTTAAACCTGGAGGATTTTATGGAATCTTTCAGGAACTAGGAGCTCCTGAAAGAGGCATTCCAAAGACAGGCGCCTTGAGAAATGCTGTTTCTGAAAACATTGATAAAATAAGAGAAATCCAGGGCATGTATTTAAGTGCAATTGAAGATGAAAACAAAGCACTGGGAATAATAGCGGAGCAAGAAGAAGTGGGTGATGGCAATTAAAACAAATATTTTAAAAAAATTCATAGGTGAACTGCTTGAAACCAAATGTAGCAATGTATATTACGAAATTGCTGACAATACCAGTAATTTTCCTTATTTAACATTTTTTATTGATGTTTTCAGCATTGGAGACAGAGAAGACAAGCAGCTGGAAATAAACATTTACGGCAAAGATGTTGAAGTAGCCGAAAATATTGCAGACGGCATTTGCAATATATTTAAAAACTATAAATATGTGGATGAAAACATGTTGATATTTACAAATGTCAATGCCAGGAATTCCATAGAGCTTGATGACAAAACAATCAAGCGCCGAAGGTTATTAATAGATTTATATTTTTATGATAGGAGTGTGAGTTAATGGGTTTACTTAAAAGTTTGAGCGGATATACGTCCAAGACGGCCGAAAATCTTGTCCTGGATGCCGGAGCTTTTTTCAAGAATTTTGATGTTAAGACTGATACTTATGATACTGCGGTTACTGGCGGCAAGCTGCTGGGCGCTACCAGGGGCGGAGGAAACTTTAATGCGACACCAACGGTGAGGCAGATTGAAGTTGATGGAGTAAAGGGTAAGGCTAAGGGACTGACGGTTATAGACTCATGGGACGTAACCATGACCGCTAATATGCTGGAGGTTACTATTGAAAGTCTAAAGCTGTCTTTGGCAAGCGCGACATCTGCTGTAGATGCTGTGAATTATCCAGGATACACACAGATTAAGGCTAATAACTATATTGCCCTTGCTGATTATATTGACAACATAACGTGGGTAGGTACAATAAGCGGATCTGACAAGCCGGTTATTATTCAGATACTTAACGTATTGAATACTAATGGATTGAGTATCCAGACGCAGGATAAAAGCGAGGTTGTAACGGCCTTGACTTTAACCGGTCATTACGATGACACAGATTTGGACAGCCCACCGTTTGCTATTTACTATCCAACGCCAGCTGCTTAAGAGGTGAAATATGAGGAAGCTAAATACACAGGATCTATTTAATTTTACTAAGGTAATGAAGGCTGCAAACTTGAAAGAGGAGTTGCAGCCTCTTTTTTTAAAAGGAAAGGATATAAAAAATAATACAGATACAAATGAAGATCAAATAAAGCAAATTGGAATTGAGGCAATATTAACTGTTATTGAAGCATCCGGCAATGCTGGTGTTGAGGATAAGGTATATAAATTTTTATCCGGGCCGTTTGAAATGGATGAAAAGGCTATTGCTGAATTAAGTATTGAGGCAGTGTTTGAAAAGTTTGAACAATTAGCAGATGAAAATAACATAAGTATTTTTTTCAAGCGTGCAGCAAATTTGATGAAACAGAAGTAATGGATTTGCTGCTTAGCAGATATGGCTATATCAGTTCAGTAATGGCCATGGATTTTGAGGATGGAATAGAACTTATAAACAAAGCTAGGGAGAAAAGTCTTGAAGATAAGATGTTTTTAAGATGGATTCCGTACCAGGAAAGCATAAGCTTTTTTGATTTCAAAAATGGACTGTTATCATCATCAAAAAAAGAAAGTAAAGATGAGATTCTTGACAAAGTTAAGAAGATTTTAGAATTGAAGGTAGGTGAGTAAATGAACATATTTACGCTTACAGGAACAATATTTGTTGACAGTGAAAAGGCCAATGAGAGCATAAGTAAGACTGAAGAAAAAAGCAAAAGTTTATCTGAAAAGCTAGGTGATGGCATTAAAACAGCCGGGGCATGGGCACTTGGCATAGGTGCTGCAGCTGCAGCGGTAGGTGGTGCTATGCTTGGTGTTGCATCTAACAGTGCCGAAACAACTGACAGAATAGACAAAATGAGTTCTAAAATTGGACTCAGTAAAACAGCTTTTCAGGAATGGGACTATGTTCTCGGTCAAAACGGAATGGATATTGGCAAGCTGGAAACAGGCATGAAAACACTGACTGCAGCAATGGAAAGCGCCCAAGGTGGAACAGCCAGCTCAATAGAAAACTTCAAGACTTTGGGACTGACATGGGAAGATGGTAATGGAAAACTGAAAAGTCAAGAAGAAATGATGAATGAAACAATAATTGCTCTTGCCAATATGGAGAACGGCACTGAGAAGGCAAGGCTTGCGACTGAGCTATTTGGAAAGGCCGGAGTTGATATGATGCCAATGCTCAACGGAGGAGCAGAAGGTATAGAAGAGCTCAAGAACAGGGCACATGAATTAGGACTTGTAATGTCAGACGAATCAGTTACAGCTGGTGTTGTTCTTGGAGACACGATGGATGATGTTAAAAAGAGCTTCGGTGCTGTCGCTACGCAAATTGGAGTATCTGTAATGCCGATGGTACAACTGATGTTGAACTGGATATTGGAAAACATGCCTGTTATTCAGGAAACTGTGGGTAATGTTGTTGGATTTATTCAAACAGCAATATCTGTCTTGGTTGCAGTATGGGAAGAACATGGAGAAACCATTAAGTCTGTGACAAGCGCTGTCTTTTCTGTAATTCAGACAGTTATTGAAACTGCCATGGGAGTAATTCAAGGCATTATTGATGTAGTTATGGGAATCATCAGCGGTGATTGGAGCAGGGCATGGGAAGGAGTAAAAGTAATCTTTAAAACTGTTTGGGATGGCATGGCCAGTCTTCTTCCTGGCCTCATTGAAGCTATATACACTATAGTCCGCGGTACTTTTGATACGTTCAAAGGCCTTGGCAAAAGTATGATTGATTATGTGTGGGATGGCATGAAGAGCGTATGGACAAATATTTCTAATTGGGTTAGCGAAAAGGTTAAGTGGTTAGCTGATAAATTGGCATTTTGGCGAAGTGGAAACAGTGAAATTAGCGGTGCACAAAGTACTGCAAGCACCCCATCGCCAGCTGTCAATGGCAGCCATGCAGCCGGATTAGCCTATGTTCCTTATAATGGCTATATTGCCCAGCTACATGAAGGAGAAAGAGTATTAACCAAAGATGAAAATAAGGATTTTGCAAGTAATAATACAGTTGATAGACAGATTGCATTCAATTTAAACATAGGAACTCTGGTGGCCGATGATTACGGATTAAAACAACTGGAAAGAAAATTGCGTGAAATAAGAATTGCTGAAGATAACAGAATGGGAGTGAGTCTGGCATGAAAATAAATAATATAACAGTACAAGCGCCCTTAGCAGAAAATTTTAAAGTTGATCCGGTAGAACATTGTAAAACAGCTAGAACAGCAAGCGGCCGATTAGTTAAAGATATCATTGCGGTGAAAAACAAATTTTCATTAACCTACAGAGGGTTAAGATACAATGACTATAAAGTTTTTCATGATGCATTTATAGCTGGTAATCCTGTTGGATTTTCCTATGATGATAATGGGCTTGAGAAAACTGCTACAGTATTTATTATGTCAATGCCAAGAGGTATTTACCAGGATATTTCAACTGTAAGTCATAGTATAACTATAACCATGGAAGAGGTATAAGACATGTTTTCAGTAAGCAGCGAATACACAAGCAGCATGAAAGCTGATAAAAGACGAATATACGGCAAGGTCCAGATAGATTACACAGATCCTTTCCTGGATCAGTCAATAAGCGTTGCTGCAAACGAAGAGGCAAACATATCTTTCCCGGATCAGACCGCCGACAATGTCCAGGAACCGGCTGGCAAGATAGCAAGTCTTGATGGCTCCTGGGTGCTGGATGGCACCTATTCCCTGGCTCCTGTTGATGGTATAGGTCAAATGGGATGGTGGGGAAGTCAGCTAGCTGGATTCGGAGGAGCATTCATTGCACCCTACCCGACTTTAACGGTGACTTTCCTTCCTAGGCCAATTACAAAGCTAAAGGTTGTTGGTGACGCTGTAAGGGGTGAGTATCCATTAGACTTTACTATCAAGCTTTATGGAGCAGCTGATGTCTTGCTGCACACAGAGTCTGTGGCGGCAAATTCACTCATATCGTGGAATAAAGTTATGAGCAGTGCAATTACCCAAGTTGTAAAGATGGTACTTGAAATAATGAAATGGAGCCATGAGGGAAGACAATGCAAGATAGTTGAGTTTTTTACATCCATACAGGAAGTCTATGAAGGCGATGACATCCTAATGATCAATGTGCTTGAGGAAAGGGAAATTGGAGAAGGTTCATTGCCGGTTGGAAATATCTCAGCCAATGAAATTGACATAAGGTTGTATAATGCAAACAGAAAATTTGATGCTGGCAACACTCAAAGTCCACTTTACCAAACATTGAAACAAAACAGGAGAATCAAGGCATGGTTGGGAGTCAACACATCGACCGGCAAAGAATATATTCCTTTAGGAGTATTCTGGTCCGGAGACTGGAATGTACCTGAGCAGAATGTGTATGCCCAGACTACCGGCAGGGACAGACTTGAAATACTTAGAAAATCTACATACAGCACTTCACAGGTGCAGATCAATCAGACATTATACAGCCTGGCCGTTGCAGTATTGGACGATGCCGGGCTGACTGAAGATGAATATTTTGTTGACACGGAGCTGCAGGAATATCTTGTTCCGTATAGTTATTTCGAAGATCAGTCGCATCGTGAGGCTTTAAGAAAAATAGCTGAAGCTTGCCTAGGGCAGGTTTATTGTGACAGAAACGGAGTAATCCGAATTGAAGGCCCGTCATATTTACAGTCTCAAACCGTGCCGGTTGATACCTTGACAGGAGACGATTACTTCAGCAAGGATAACCCAGTCAAGTGGAGTGAAGTTGCAAACTATATAGAGGTGGAAACACAACCCTTGCGCCCTGATGTTCTTCAGGAGGTTTACAGATCAAACGAAGCCGTCAGTATAGCAGCAGGAGAAACAAAGACTGTCACGGCATATTACAATAATGCTCCATGCATAAATGCAGCAGCTAGTTTGTCCGGAACAGGATCCATAACAAGCGTAACATATTATGCATGGGGAGCAACGGTTAAAGTATACAGTGTTACAGCAGGAACATTCCAACTGATTATCAATGCTCAGCCTCTTAAAATATTGAACAAGGACAAGGTGGTTCGCCAGGATGCAGACTCAATCGTTGATATGGGAACCTTAAAGTATACTTATCCAGGCAATTCTCTGGTGCAGACTGTGGCTGTTGCAGAAATTATTGCTGACAGGCTGCTTGCATATTACAAAAATCCTCGAAGAGATGTTGAAGTGGACTGGAGAGGCAACCCAGCAATGCTCCTGGGAGACAGGGTGACTGTGACAGATAAGCTGGAGCAGAATGATTATTTTGTAATTAAACAGGAGCTGGAATTTAACGGCGCATTGAATGCAAAATTAAGCGGAAGGAAGGTGTAGTTATGTTTGAAACACCTAAAACAGACTGGAGTGGAAATGATCCTATAAGCTATGAAGCATTTCAGAGGATGGAAAAAAACATTAAATACTTGCAAGTGTTATTAGGGTAGGTGATAAAATGCCATGGACAAATCCTAAAACAGATTGGGATACGAATCCTACAAATCCACTTCCTAGTGATTTCAATAGGATTGAAGAAAACATAGATTTTTTAAAAACTGATATTGAATCGAAAAAAGGTCTGATAGTGGACGCACTGAACAGCGTCGGGATAGCTGCTTTAATAGCTGATACTCATGTGCAGCTGGCAAGCAAAATAACCGGCGCAAAGAAAACAGGCATAAGTATAACACCAGGAACGGTAAACCAGGAGATTCCAAAAGGCATTTATGATACCGGAGGCGGCACCGTCCTTGGAGATCCGGATTTGATTTCAGCAAATATAAAGTCCGGGATAAACATATTTGGTGTTGTCGGTAGTTCATCCGTTGTTGACACTTCAGACGCTACAATAGCAACTGGTGATGTATTGTCTGGTAAAACAGGATACAAAAACGGTGCTAAAATCACTGGAAATATACCAAGTAAAGTGGCAGCAGTAATAACACCAAGTGCAGTAAACCAACAAATAGCAGCTGGTCAATACTTATCAGGGATACAAACAATAGTTGGAAGTGCTAACTTGAGTGCAAGCAATATAAAAAGCGGTGTTAATATATTTGGTGTTGTAGGAACGATGACACCTGTTCCAGTTGTAACATCATCAGATTTTTCTATTAGTAGTATAAGCTCAAGTGGTGTCAAAGGAATCTCAGTTGCATCATTCCCTATGACAATTAATGATATACTGGGATATATTTATCTTTCGTCTGCGAGTGGCGGTAAATTTTATATCAATGGAACTGGCACAGTTTATATAAAAGATATGGGAACTGGATTTTATACCTCATTACCTATCACAATGGAGGGCTCCACATCATCAAATATTTTGATTTTTAATCCGTCAAGAAATAGTATTACAATATCAAAAGATGCAACTGGTATATCAATAACTTATCATAGATTAATTAAATAATTCATGTGGAGGCAATAAAATGATTAAGGCTATAAATATAGAAAATTCAAGAAATAGTGTGGTAAGAGTTTTATCAATTGCAGACGAAAGTGTTATTGAAGAAAATCCGACGACACTTGATTACATTTTAATTACTGACTACACGGAACCCCCCGCATCAAGTAACCCAATGGCGGTAAACTATCCGATGTATGATAAGGTAAATAAGAAATTCAAGTGGAAGCAAATTGCCTACCAAAATACAGCCACGGAGGAGTTGCTGGAAATTGAGAATTTAAAAACAGAAAATTTAGCATTAAAAGTTGACCTTGCAGCCGCAAACGACAGCATAAACATGTTAATTGAACTGCAGGCTGACATGATTGGAGGCGCCATTTAATGACGGCAATTCAGAAAAGAGTAATAGTTGCAGGAATTAAAATTAAGCTGGTTAGGGGTGAAGATTTGGAAGTAATTCTAGAAGCATATGTAAATCTGACTGATGAAGAGAAACAAGAAATAAGCGAAGCTATAGGAGGGATTATATGACACTTGAAGAACTATGGGAACAGCAGCGAAAAAATCATTTTGCTTACTGCAATATAGACAAATACCATGCTGCAGGTTTCAAAGGTAAAGGAATAAATTTTCTAAATCTTGAGGCATATCCAGGAACAGACAATCACGGTTTAAAAGTGTGTAATGTATTTTCTGAAGTGGCCCCAGAAGCAAAAGTATTCAGCGGAGTATTAACCGGAAGTACAAACGGAAAAGAAATTACATCATATGGCCTTACAGTAGATGGAATACTATACGATTTTGAAAACTTCATCATCGAAAATAAAATTAAGATCATGAATTCAAGCAAATCAGGTGGAGCAGAAGTTGTCAGTCAGTTTATAAAGAAATTCATTGTAGAAAAGCATGGAGTAATCTTTACAGCTGCAGCTGGTAATAGCTATGCAGAGGTAACCTGTCCATATAAAAATAGTGCCATTGTTGTAGGTGTAGTAAATTATGATAATGGAGAACCTGTACATGCCAATTATAGCGGAGTAGGACCAGAGGTTGACTTTAATTCTTTTGCGCATCTGTTTGCAGGTACAAGTTTTGGTGCTCCATTTTTATTGGCTGAAATTACTTTGCTATTAAATAAATACGGTGACTTTAATCAAATTGAATGTATAGAGATACTGAAAAGCCTTTGCAAAGACCTGGGGGACGAAGGAAAAGACGATAAATATGGTTGGGGTGTGCCAATATTGCCATTAACAGATAAATTAGAAATTTTAGAAAAGCTGAGAGGAGTTGAGGAAGTGCAATTTAAAGATATTGAAGAAACTAGATGGAGCAAAGCTGCAATTAATCGCTGCGTGGCAGAAGGTCTCTTGGTAGGTTTTGAAGATGGAACATTCAGGCCAACTGAAACAATAACAAGGGAACAGTTTGCAACAATACTAACACGCATATTAGATAAAATTGAAGGGAGATAATAATGGGAGAAAAATTCAATGAAATAAAAGTCGGTTTAGTGGGTGTAATAGCTGTAATATATGCTTTTATAGCAAGTATATTCGGAGCTTTTACACCTTTACTTATTATTACACTTGGGGCCATGTTTGCAGATCTTATTACAAGGATCTATGCAGCAAGGGTTAGGCCTGATGAGGAAGTTGAAAGTAAGCTTGTAATAAAAGGCATATACAAGAAGTTAGGAATGTGTATGCTTATTATTTTGGCTCTGATCCTTGACAAGGCACTGCTTATTCTGGCTGATGTAATAGGAATCAGTGTTATCAGCAAAATCATGGTTACTGCACTTGTGATGGCCTGGCTGCTTGTAAGGGAATTGATATCAAATGCAGAGAACCTGCAGTATGCAGGCATAGAGCTGCCATCTTTCCTTATAAAGATACTCGGAATTGCAAAGGATAAGATAGATAACGCAGGAGATGCAATTATAGGCGGTGATGGAGGTGATTAAGTTTAAGCATAACCCAACAGCAAATCAACGAATAACATCTGAGTTTGGCAAGCGCGATTTTGGTGGCTATAAATGGCACAGCGGAGTCGACATCGGAGCTGTCAAATCAGGCATTGAAGGTGATGAACTGTATGCAGTTGCTGATGGCGTGGTAATGGTCAGTAAAATTGATAGCGGAAATATAAATGTAGGCTATGGAAATTACATAATAATTGAACACGATGATTACTGCACCTTATACGCTCATTTAAAAAATCTTGATCTAAAAGCAGGGGAAAGTGTAAAAGCTGGCCAAGTAATAGGCCATATGGGCAATACAGGAGAGTCAACAGCTCCGCATTTGCATTTTGAAGTAAGGAATTGCAAATATACACATCCTTATTTTTGGACAAAAGGAGAGTATGCCGGTCAGTTTTTGATGTGCATTAATCCAGTGAATTATTTTGTAAAGCCTCATTGGGCAGAAGAGCATAAATTGAGTTTAGAAAGCAAAGGTATTGTTATCAACGATGCCAGGTATAATGACTTCATGACACGCGGAGAAGTATTTGCGTTACTGGATAGAATTTTTAAGTAACCAGGCTTAATAGCCTGGTTCTATTTATTTTTTGAAATAATAACTAATGTAATTATTCATGGTTCTT